AAACAATTGTAGATAGAAAAGAAAAAGCTATTGATTAGAACAATAAACGATATATATGAGATAAATGGAACCCAAAAAACTTAAAATAATAAAATATGAAAGATAACATTAAAAGAGCAGAACAACTAAAAGCTTTATCTGAAGCTTTATACAACGAATACACAGAAGAGTTATTCACAAATGATGATGAAAGACACGTTAAGTTATGTGCTGAAGTCATTAGACACGAAGGTAGTGAGAAATTTTCACTAAATGATTTACACGATGTAGAAGTATATTTCGTTAAAAACACAGTAAAAGGTTTATACACTAACCTATCACTAAACAACGGAATAAGATGAGAGACATTAGAGAGATAATAGAAGAGCTAAGAGAGCATCCTGACCTTATTAGCGATGCCATATTTACTATGGATGATATTATTTATGAACTTAATGGACAACTACAAGATATAAACTGTGATGGCATTACTGAATTAAACTATAATGACCTAACTGATAAAGATATAGAAGTCATAAGAGAAAATCTTGAAGAAAAAATAGAAATATTGTGGGACAGTATAGATTTCTATCTAATTCAATTACCTGACCTGAAAAAAAAACTAAAAAGAGATATTAAGATATCTAAAATACTAAAAAATAAAAATGAGATATGAGACTAAAACCATTATTACCAGAACTAAACATTGAAGAGAAGGATGTTATCCTACCTATTCTTCTAAAAGCTCTTAAAATGAAGACAAATGATATGAAACACATAAAAGGTGCTAAACTAATTGACTGGTTTAGAACCAACAAAGATAGTATTGGATTCAAGGGTGCTTTCAATAACGCCAGATTGATGAAGTTAATCAACTATATTAGAGCAAATGGACTTGCTGCTTTATGTTCATCAAGTGATGGTTATTGGATTACAAAGGACCCTGCTGTTATTAGAGAAATGATTCAATCATTTGAGTCAAGAGTAGCATCACAACAAGCAGCTATAAAAGGATTAAAAGACCAACTAAACGAAATTGAAATGGAAGGTGAGTTTGGTTTGTTCGAGATGCTATAAAAAATAATAAAGATGATTGAAGATAATAACAAAAAAGTTGGTAGTTGCTACAAGAGGTAGCAAGACATACCACTATTGGAGAAAAACATATAACATTAATAAGTGGGATATGTTTTACATCCAAGAAAGCAATATACACAAAAACATAGAAGTCTCATCAAAACACTATGTTCTTTACAAAGGAGAAGTATTAGACTCCTATGATGAGATATGTGATACGATTGATAGACTAATAATACAAAAGAATAGAGAGTTAAAGTTAAGTAAGATTATTTAACTCTCTTACTTTAATAAAAGATTTATTTTACAGTCTCTAATTATAGCTTTAATGTTATTTAGTTCACCTACATTAAGAAGATGACGACCGATAATAAATTCTTCTTCACTTGGATTTAGTATATCATCTGCAATGTCGCTAATAAATCTTGGATTTACGTTAATACTTTTTAAGTAGTCTTCTATCTTGTCTTTCATATTGTAAAGATATACAATCTTTTTTAATCTACAAAATTATTTAACTCTTTTATTTAATTCTTTTATTTCCTTTGTTAAGTCAACAACAGCAGATTTTAGTTCATCAAACTTATCAGTTATGTTAGTGTATTTATTTATGTGGTCGTTCTTTAATACATCTAACTGATTTCTCGTCTCGTAAGAGAGATTTTTAACACTCTTTAACTCATCCATAGTGGACTTTAAGAAGTATCCTATAATAGTTAACATCAAACCACCTATAAGTGTAAGTATATCAATTATCTCCATCCTTTTTACTATCTTTTTTTTCTTGATTAATTAACTCAAGTAAAATCTTCTTATTCTTTGTAAGATAAGTTTTCTTTTTCTTTATTTCTTTCTTAACAACAGAAGTCATTTGGGTCTATATTATTTAATGGAGGCAATGGACCTCTAAAACCAGTTCCTCTTGTGTAAATACCAGCCATATAGTTTGTTCTATTTGGTTTAATATCAAATGGATTTCCTGGTTCGCTTGTATAGAACTCTGGGAATTGAGCCAAGTTGTTTCTAATATAATCTCTCGTTCTTTCAGAGTAGAATTCAGCATTGTTTTTAACTTGCATCATCAACCATTGTAAATCTTCAACTGTTGATGGTTGAGATGAGTCAGAACTCTTTGTTGAAACTGCTTTGTTTGTTAACTTAAAGTTGATGAATGGAAGTGCGTGCCATACAACCCACTCTGCTTGTGCTGGTTGCACATAGTCTTTTATTAGAGTTCTGTAAAATCCAGAAAAGTTAGGACAATCAGTCAGTAATTTATTGTAAAGGTGAGAACCTAATGTTGCTTGGACGTTTAAGTCTTGTGCTTTTATGATGAACTTTAAGATTAAGTCAGCATCTACATTTTGGTCTATGACTGTATACTTGTATATATAGTCCGAAGTTAGGAATATGGATCTCATTATTCTACTGAGTTTATTTTTTCTACATCTAACTCATATTTGTTTAATGTTAATTTAGTTGTTGAACCATTGAACTTTAATAATTGGTTAAATGTTGAGGAGATTATATCTTGTTTAGGAGCAATATACATTGATTGGAATATCTCTAAACTTTCTAATATGATACTTTTTTGTCCTAACTCACCAGGAGTTGATATACCAAATAGTCCAGGGTTAGTCACAGAGTGTCCTGTTAAGATGCCTTGCGTGATTTCTTGATTAAGTTGAATAAATCTCTCATCTGAATTATTTAATTGAACTGGAGTGATTTCTGCAGCTCTTTCTTTACCATCAGCAAATAAGAACATAACTGTTTCTCCTTTTGCCCCAGTAAAATCAGCCTTTAATTGTCTAACAACATCTTTCATCTCATCATCAGATGGGACACCATTGTTAAAGTTAATAATCATAGAAGGCATAAAACCATTCTGAACTTGATTTAAGTGGAAGGTAGCAATTTCATATTCTAATGCTATCCAAGGCACACAAGAAATGTATTCTGGCATTCCATAATACTCTTGTCCTGGTCTATACTCCTTAACATAAAGGATTTGAGTTCCAACTGGGTTCTTTGGATTATATGCTGGGTATTTTTCTGGACCGAACTTTCTTAAATTAGTCCAATCATTAGAATAATAGATATATTTACCATCCTCACTTAATCTAATTTTATTAACTGGTAGGTAATTTACCTCTGCTATTTTACTTTTATCTTTTGAGTAAATAACCTCTAATGCGTATGCTCCGAATACTTCTAAGTCATAAGCAACTCTAAAAGCTATCTCGTCAATAGTCATATCGTTATAAGCATTTGCTAAGAATTGAGCGGCTTGTCCGTCTATACCATCTTTACTAAATCCATTACCAGCAATCATCATTGCTTTTCTTTTAAGAATAGCGTTGTGTTTAGCACTTCTATTCATCATAGTAATTAAATAATCAGGGTAAAGGTTATCATATCCATAAGAGATATAACCAGACCTTGTTACTCGTTCAGTATAAATTGGCAACGATTCCGTCATAGTTTCATTTGTGTTGAAATTATGGACTAAGAACTTTGTGTTGTTTTTATTTTCTTCCATTTTTATATTTTTATTTTATAGTTCTGTAAACGCTTTTATGGTATCACTATCACTTTGAGTAAACGCCGTAGGTTCACTTGGAGCAAACCAGTTAAATCCGTTAACATCTGTTATTTGTAATATACCTCTTTCCGTTACATAAGAAGCAGAAGCAACATTTAAGTTATATTCAGTCGGCATCTTATAAACAGTAAAGTTATATTGTCCTGCATCAGCATTTATCATAACAGAACCAGTCATACTAATAGTCATTCCAACTGAAACAGTAAATGAATCATAATAAGGACCCTCACTGAAATTATCAGGTGAGAATACATATTCGTCAAAGGTATCACAACTTACTATTTGGAAAGTATAATAATTTGTTGATAAATCAGCATAAGAACTACCGGCTGTTCTATCTTTATTAGATAGAAGTGTTACTTTCGTTGGTGTTGTCGTTGATAGATATATCATTTACTTTCTTTGTCTTTTTAATTTCAACAATTTCCTCAAATAAATCTGGGTATAATTTATATAAGTGTGGATATAATCTGCTATCAATGAACTTACCAACTACATTTTGGTGTTGTTGTGGTATATAGATAGACATTTCCTCGTATCCTGCTTTCAATCTTAATTCCATATCTTGTATTTATTTAACTATAATATACTTTTATCTCCCTTTTTCTAAACGAAGCAAAAAAAAAGCCCCCAGGACGGAGGCTTAAAAAAGGTCGAATATGAAAGTGTCCTTTTTTAGTTTGTTATCGTAGTGATTAAGCAGTGATTAATTGTAATGCTGCTGATGTTGCTACTAAATAAGCTGGTGATGGTTCCTTAGTCATAAAAGTTACGACTGAACCATTTAAGTCACCATATGCTTTACCTACACCTGGTGTAGAAGCAGAGACTCTTACTGGGTTTTGGTAACCCATAAGGTGGTAAGCACCTCTTTGGTCTTTAATCATTATTCTCCATTTACCTTGACCTAATAATAAGATTTTATTTCTTAAAGCCGCGTCCAATTTGTGAAGCGTTATAGTCAAAGTTTGTTCGTAGAAACTTGTTCCGTTCTCTATTGAGAATTGTCCGTTTTCAGTGTATGAAGCAGTTTCAATTTCTTGTTGGAAAGTGTAGAAAGAAGTCGTAGCACCTGAGAAAGTTCCGATGATATTATCTGTTCCTAAAACATAAGTTAATCCAGTTCCATTCCACTCGCCAATATAAACTTCCGCAACACCACCGATGTTGTCTCTACATCCTAAACTATATCCTGTTGTTAATAAACATGCCATTTTGTGTGTTTTTTATTTTTGTTAACTCTTTGGGGGCTTTTACACCCCCTTATTGAGTTATATTTTTTTATTCTAAATTATGATTTTTTGATAACCACATAAGCTGGGAAAGCAACTTGTGCTCCAACTTTTAATTTAGAACGGAAGTAAGTGATGTTATCTCTAATATCATACCAGAATTGGAAACCATCTCCGTTTCTTGCTTCACCGAATGAATCAGTTCCGAAGTAAAGGTTAGATGATGGAGTCAATACCATAATGTTTGTAGCGTTAAGACCTCTTGTAGCAACGATTCTAACGTTAGTGTTAGTATAGTTGTCTAATACCCAAGTGTGAGCTCTTTGTCCGTCATATTGAACAAAGTAGTTTCCTTGTCTTAATGCGTTCATTAATACTCTGAAGTTTGCGTGAGACATAAACAATGTTAAATCTTCTGCTCCTAATACGTCATTAGGGATTTGAGCGATCATATTGTCTACTGTATCCAATGCGTTAGCTAATGTTAATGCTCCAGTTGCTGTTGCTCCAATTGTTGAGTTAGTTGCTGATGTGTATAACAAGATATCTAAGATACCAGTTGATAACGCAAAGTTACCAGTTCCTGATCCAGGGATAAGTGCTCTAACTGATGGAGAACCTTTCCAGTAAATATCTTCTACTAACTGACCGATTTTTTCTACTTTGTTAGCAAGGTATACTTCGTTGAATACAGCTGGTGCCATTTCATTGTAAGAACCTTCTTTCGCTAACATACCAATCCAGTATTGCTCGAATTCGTCTACACATACAGACTCTTCTATTTTAATTGGTGCAACTTGAATATCTCTTTGAGATAAAGTTGTTGAACCTGATGGGTTGATTGTTCCACAACCACCTGCTTGTGCTGTTAAAGAGTTTGTTAGGATGTTGATACTATCTGCATATTTAATCCCAGTTTGGATTGAGATATAATCAAATGTAGTTCCTACCAAAACTGCCTCTTTCAATAATATACCAGACAATTGGTCTGTATATTTAGTTAATGATGCTAAATTTAATGTTGCCATTTTCTTTATTATTTTTTTTATTTATTACTTTCTGTAATTATTTTCTGTTAGCTCTTGCTCTCTCACGAATAGCCATAATGTCTACCGCTCCTGAACCTTCTTTCGCTAACATACCAATCCAGTATTGCTCGAATTCGTCTACACATACAGACTCTTCTATTTTAATTGGTGCAACTTGAATATCTCTTTTAGATAAAGTTTTTGAACCTGATGGGTTGATTGTTCCACAACAACCTGCTTGTCCTG